GTTCATAGAGGCATATTCTACTAAGATAAGCCACTGAGTAGCTGTAAGAGCGAAAATGTTATGAGATTTCCAGCCCTTACCTCTGTTAGTACAGAGCTTTCTTACGTTTGCTCTAGTGAGGTTCTGTGTAAGTCCACTGGCTGGCTTAGCACCTGCGATAGATGAAAGCATATCTGTAGCAAAATCCGCTACCTGCTCATCCGCCTTAAGGTATGCTCCAGCAGAGGTATCAAAGATAGATCCCTCAAAGGCTGAGAGGTAAATCTTATCCTGTAAGATACCGTTATCATCTAAGAAACCATCCACAGGCTTAAATCCTGCCTTAGGTGTAGGGCTGATATAAAATCTAGCCTTATCATATTTCTTACCTCTACCAGAGGAGGAAACGCTGGATTTTACAGGCACAACCTTAGTATAGAATAAAGGCTGTTCTACCATAGTCTGTACCTTAGTACCGCTAGGATATTCTGTAGTACCCTTTGTAATGGTAGCTGAGGTAGCTCCTGCCTCTGAGTAACCTGTTTCCCCTCTGTAGGCTACCATAACGCCCTCATTAGTAAGGTTACATCTCTTTCTACCACCCCACGGAGCGAGCTTATCAAAATCTGCACCAGAGGTAAGATTTTCTGCTCCTGCTAATCTTGTAAATTTCTTATTTACAAAATCTACCTCTACTCCGTATACATCGGAGCTCTCATAGCCTACAAAGCTCTTAACAT